TACAGAAATACTATAAAGATTCGTGAGTGATTTAAAAATTGAGTTACTCCCGTGGCAACAGAAAGTCTGGAATGACCCCGCAAGGTTTCATGTCGTGGCTGCTGGGCGAAGAACGGGGAAAAGTAGACTCGCAGCATATCGACTGATTGTTGAGGCGCTACAGAGTGAGCGCGGACATGTCTTCTATGTTGCTCCTACACAGGGGCAGGCTAGGGACATTATGTGGCAAGTGTTGCTTGAGGTGGGTCACTCTGTTATCAGTGGGAGTCACATTAACAACTTGCAGATTAAACTTATTAACGGGGCAACCATATCGCTAAAGGGTGCTGACCGTCCAGAGACTATGCGGGGTGTGTCGCTAAAGTTTCTGGTGCTGGATGAGTATGCAGATATGAAGCCAGAGGTGTGGGAGCAAATCTTACGTCCCGCGCTGGCTGACTTAAAGGGTAGGGCGTTATTCATTGGTACGCCTATGGGTCGTAATCATTTTTATGACTTGTACCAATACGGGTTAAAGGGTGAGGATGTTACGTTTAAATCGTTTCACTTCTCTTCGTTTGATAACCCGCTGTTAGACCCAAAGGAGATTGAAGCTGCTAAGAAGAGTATGTCCTCTTTCAGCTTCAGGCAAGAGTTTATGGCTTCCTTTGAAGCGGCTGGTGGTGAGCTATTCAAAGAGGAGTGGATTAAGTTTGATGAGGAAGAGCCAAAAGAGGGTGATTTCTACATTGCGGTTGACCTAGCTGGCTTTGAGGATGAGGGTACAAAGGGGCTTAAAAACTCCAGGTTAGACAGTACGGCGATTGCTATTGTCAAAGCCAATGAAAAGGGCTGGTGGGTTGCAGATATCATCTATGGTCGTTGGGATGTCAAGGAGACAGCCAAGATTATATTTGATGCTGTTAAGAAGTATGAGCCGATAGCAGTCGGTATTGAGAAGGGTATTGCAAAACAGGCTGTTATGCCATACCTGTCGGATATTATGAAGCGTACTCAAACCTTCTTTAGGGTTGAAGAGCTATCACACGGGAATAAGAAGAAAGTAGACCGTGTAGTGTGGGCGCTCCAAGGAAGATTTGAGAACGGTTATATAAAACTTAACAAGGGTGATTGGAATAACGAATTCTTAGACCAGTTATTTCAGTTCCCCAATAAGCTAGTACATGATGACCTTCCTGACGCTCTGTCGTATATTGAGCAACTTGCAAAAGTTTCTTACACGTTCGACTACGAAGAGGAAGAGTATGAAATGTTAGACGCAACTGCGGGGTATTAAAATATGGAAGAAAAAGACTTTGTAGACCAAAAGGTTGAGAATTGGGTTATCTCCAAGGTAGACCAATGGCGCGACCACTACAGTGCCAACTACGAAGATAAGTTCGATGAGTACTATCGTCTGTGGCGTGGTATCTGGGCTGCTGAGGACAAGACACGCGAGAGTGAGCGTTCTCGGCTAATCTCTCCAGCCCTACAGCAGGCAGTCGAAAGCTCTGTTGCTGAAGTGGAGGAAGCCACCTTTGGGCGTGGTAAATGGTTTGACATTCGTGATGACCGCCGTGACACTAACAAGGAAGATGTCGCCTACTTGCGCGAACAGCTATCAGAAGATTTCCAGTTTACCAAGACTCGTAAGGCAGTCGCTGAGTGTATCCTGAATGCTGCTGTTTTTGGCACTGGCATCGGTGAAATTGTCATCGAAGAGGTCAAGGAGATGAAGCCAGCTACCCAACCTATTATGGATGGGGCGATGCAGGCAGTTGGTGTTAACATTGAGGATAGGGTTGTGGTTAAACTACGCCCCATTCTGCCTCAAAACTTCTTGATTGACCCTGTTGCCACCTCCATTGACGATGCTTTGGGTGTTGCTATTGACGAATTCGTGCCTCGCCATCAGGTTGAGATGGGGATTCAGTCTGGTATCTACCTAGATGTTAAGCTAGAGAGTGCTTCGACAGACACTGACATTGAGCCTGACAAAGAAATCACCTCTTTTGATGAGGATAAGGTACGTCTAACCAAGTATTATGGTCTTATCCCTCGGCATTTGTACAACGATGCCATCATGGAAGAGGATGAGAGCGAGATGTCCAAGACTATCAAGCCTGAAAAAGAGGAAGATGAGGACGAAGTTGAAGAGGAAGGGTATGTAGAGGTTATTGTGGTTGTCGCCAACGGTGGTCAACTGCTAAAAATCGAAGAAAACCCCTACATGATGCAAGATAGACCCATTGTGGCGTTCCCTTGGGATGTAGTTCCTGGGCGTTTCTGGGGTCGTGGCGTGTGTGAGAAGGGGTATAACAGCCAAAAGGCGTTGGATGCAGAGCTTCGCGCCCGTATTGATGCCCTAGCCCTCACCGTTCACCCAATGATTGCTATGGATGCTTCTCGTATGCCTCGTGGGGCTAAACTTGAGGTACGTCCAGGCAAGACAATTCTCACCAATGGTAACCCAGCAGAGATTTTGCAGCCATTTAAGTTTGGCAACCTCGACCAAGTTACCTTTGCCCAAGCTGGTGAGTTGCAGAAGATGGTACAGATGGCTACAGGCGCTATTGACGCTGCTGGTATCCCCGGCACTATCAATGGGGACGCTGCCGCTGGCGCTGTATCTATGTCTATGGGAGCTATTATCAAGCGCCACAAGCGTACATTGATTAACTTCCAAGAGAGTTTTCTCATCCCGATGATTGAGAAGACGGCATGGCGGTATATGCAATTTGACCCTGAACATTATCCTGTTTCAGATTACAAGTTTGTACCATCTTCCTCTTTGGGCGTTATTGCCCGTGAGTATGAAGTTACCCAACTTGTACAACTATTACAAACCCTGGGTCAGAATAGCCCAATGTACCCGATGCTGGTATCTGCTGTTATTGACAACATGGGTCTGACCAACCGTGAGGAGTTGATGGCTCAGTTGCAACAGAGTATGCAGCCTAACCCAGAGGCTCAACAGATGGAGCAAGCCCACATGCAGCAGCAGATGGCTATGGCGCAAGCCCAGCTTCAACTTGTACAGGCTCAGACGATGGAGGCACAGGCTCGGGCGCAGAAACTGGCTACAGAAGCCCAGTTGGAACCAGAGGTTGTTAAAGCTAAAGTTGTGGCGGCAATCTCGACCAACCTACAGTCTGGGTCAGAGGATGACTCTGAGTTTGCCCGTAGAGCCAAGATTGCTGAACTGATGCTCAAGGAGGCAGATATCAAGAGTAATGAGCGAATTGCAGTGATGCAAATGCGACAAAAAAACTTGACAAAACAGTAAAAGTGTGGTATAATAACGACATCTCTCCACTTGAAAGGAAAAAGAGATGGACAAAGAATTACAGGTATATTATGAGAATTTGCTAGATTTGTTTACTCGTGATGGGTGGAAACAGTTTATCGAAGATATCCAAGACAATGCTGATATCTTAGCTGACATAACTACAATCCCTGATGAGAAACAATTCTGGTATCGGCGTGGACAGCTTGAAGCAATTCAACGCATCCTATCCTACGAATCCACCATAAAAAATAGCTATGAGGATTTTGAAAGGGATATGAATGAGTAAACGAATCTTTGAGTTTCTCTGCGAAGACGGTCACATTTCCGATGTTTACATTGACGCGAAAATTCGTGCAACCAATTGTAAAGAATGTGACAAACTTGCTCATCGAATCATCAGCAAACCGATGGTTAAACTGGAGGGCGTAACCGGGGCGTTTCCTGGCGCAGCAATGCGGTGGGAGCGTAAGCGAGAAGAGAAGATGAAGCAAGAAAGTCGTGCCGCTAGTAACTAGCACAAGCACTTAATTATATTCCACAATGCTTATTAGCACGGAGAGTTTATGGCAACATTTATTGACGAAGGCGAACAAACGCAACAAGAAGACGAAGAGTTTACCCCTATTGATGAAGTAGAGGAACAACAGGAAACTCCAGAACAGGAGCCTGAGCAAGTCGAAGAGGACATTCCTGATAAGTATAAGGGCAAATCTATTAAAGAAATTGTCCGAATGCACCAAGAGGCTGAGAGGGCTATTGGTAAACAAGGGAGTGAAGTCGGAGAGCTTCGGCGTATTGTTGACGATTTTGTTAAAGCCCAAACCGTCACCCAAAAACAACAAGCCCCTGAAGTCGAGGAAGAGGTAGATTTTTTTACTGACCCTGACAAGGCAATCGCAAAGGCTATTGACAAGCATCCAAAAGTGCGGCAAGCTGAACAGCTTAACGCGCAGATGAAAAAAGCTGAGGCACTAGCTAATTTGAAAGCTGCTCACCCAGACTTTCCCGAAATCGTCAATGACGGTAGTTTCGCAGAGTGGGTTAACAAGAGCAACGTAAGGCGAGAGCTATTTAGTCGTGCTGACCGCATGTATGATTTTGACGCAGCCCATGAATTGATTTCTACTTGGAAGGAACGAAAGCAAGTGGTTAACCAAACAGAGGCAGTTGAGAAAGTGCAGCGCAAACAGGCTGTTAAGTCCGCATCTATGGGTGCAACCAAAGGAAGTGGCGAAACAGCGTCGAAGAAAACCTATCGCAGAGCCGACATCATTGAACTCATGCGTACGAACCCTGACCGTTACCAGCAACTATCTGAAGAGATTATGGCTGCATACGCGGAGGGTCGTGTTAAATAATCATTTTGAAAGGTAATTATTATGGCACTTGGAAGTAATCACGTTACCAATACTACTGCGGCAACGTTTATCCCCGAACTGTGGTCTGACGAAATTATCGCAGCCTACAAAACCAACCTCGTTATGGCGAACCTCGTCTCCAAAATGTCCTTCAAGGGCAAAAAGGGTGACACTCTCCATATTCCGAAACCAACCCGTGGCGCTGCCTCTCTGAAAGCTGCTTCTTCGCAAGTTACGTTGCAAGCTGCTACTGAGAGCGAAGTGCAAGTGTTGGTCAACAAGCACTATGAATATAGCCGCTTGATTGAGGACATCACCGAAGTGCAAGCTCTCGCTTCTCTGCGTAAGTTCTACACTTCTGACGCTGGCTACGCTCTGGCTAAACAAGTCGATACCGACCTGTTGCAACTGGGTCGTGGTGTTAAAGGCGGTAACGGCACTATCGCTTATGATAAGGCTGTTATTGGTGGTGACGGCTCTACGCTGTACACTGGCGCTAACGAATCTGCCTTGACTGACGCTGGCATCCGCAAAGTTATCCAAACTCTGGATGACGCTGATGTGCCGATGGATGGTCGTGTGCTGGTTCTGCCTCCTGTCGCTCGTAACGTCATGCTGGGTCTGGCTCGTTTCACTGAGCAGGCTTTTGTTGGCGAAGTGGGCGGTGGTAACAGCATCCGCAATGGTGAGATTGGCAACGTCTATGGCGTTAAAGTCTTTGTCTCGACCAACTGCGAAACTGCTACTGGCGATGCCCGTATCGGTATGATGTTCCACAAGGATGCTTTTGTCCTGGCTGAGCAAATGGGCGTTCGCTCTCAAACTCAGTACAAACAAGAGTACCTGGGTACATTGTTTACCTCTGACATGCTGTATGGCGTGAAAGAGTTGCGTGATGAGGCTGCTGTAGCTATCGCTATGCCTGCCTAATCTGATTGGGGGTGTAATGCCCCCTTTCTTTAGCGTCTT